CCGAAGCCTACGATCTCTTTACCGCTCCCGAATGCCCGCTCTTTAATCATTACCATTCCGCCGTTACGCTGATCGCCAGTTCCCGAAGTGTTACCTTCGATCGTAATAACTGTCTTCGATTTAACTCCCACGACGATTCCGATGTGCGAGATACGATCGACGCCATCATGCGGAAAGTCCATAAACGCAAGATCGCCGATTTTCGGCTCTAGCTCTACCCAGCGACTTACTTCTTTTAGTTTATGCGCTCCCGCAGCTGTGGAGACCATCGATGGAAGCTTTACGCCCGCTGTGTGGAAGCACCAATTAACGAAAGATCCACACCAAGGTAGGCCGTCGGCCTTAGTAAACTTTCCGTACTTGGTTAAGTTATCGCCTTCTTCGACTGTACCGACTTCGGTTAGTGCTACTTCGACGACTGCCGCAGCTGTTCCGACTGGGTAAGTCATGGAGCTACTGGAAAGATAGCCGCTTCCGCTTGTCCGCCTTGCGCTGGAAGATCTCTTAAAGCTTGGCGATAAGTTGCCCACGCTTCTTTATCGACTGGAGAGTCTGTTAACTGTGTCCAGTCTGTACGATTGAGTTCTGCGTTACGCCAGAGCTTGATCTGCTCCCATTTTTGCTCGTTAGTAGCGTCTGGAAATGCTGCGTTAAAAATAAATGTCATGTTATGCCGCCTCGTAAGTAATGACAAAAGCGATGTAATCGTTTGTCGTCCAAGTAAAAGGAACTGTTGATGTTACTAATGCCGCGTTTCCGTAACTAGTTGTCGTGTTTGTAATTAGCAGACGAATTGTGTCTGCGTATTGTAAGTAACCAATTCCCATAAATTGCGTTGTTCCAAAATCCATTAAAGTAACTGGAATTGTTAAGCCAGCACCTTGAGCCGCATTAAAAGGTAATGAAATGAAGTTATCGGCTCCGATTGCTGAAGTCGAACCTAAAGCGAATCTAACTTCCACTGTTACCATTTTTCCGATTTTTAAGTATCTGGCCGAAATACTGCCGTTTCCTAAAGTTGGTCCAGTAAGAACAGGCGTGTAAGTGGTCCACGCTCCAGCCCATTTTAAGCCAGTGCTTTCACCGCTTGCAGCTTGTAAAAAATTATCGTTAGTTCCCACTGCCAGACGCGCTGGAACGTCGCTACCTGTTGCCGAAATTAAATCTCCCTTAGCGTCTACGATCGTGTTCTGGATCGCGTTAGCATCGTCGGAAGTTACCCATGTGAAATCCATGTTCGTATTAGAGTTCTTGGATAAGACTTGGCCAGTAGTGCCGCCCAGAAGATCGCCCATCGACGTATCGATGGCGTTACCTAGGGTACGGATCGCAGCTGCGCCGTCTTTTACTAGGTCGGTGTCGTCTGGCTCTTCCCAGCCGAACAGAGGACTCGTTGCCATGTTTGCTCCTTTATGCGACTACTGTCGCTTCGTTCCAGTCAAGTGTAGAAGATAAAGTATTCCAGCTCTCGGCGACACTCACGTTCTCCCACTTCATCGATTGCAAGCTGAAAGCTGTAGGACTTAGATTTAGAGTTATGTCCAGACGGTTATAGCCAGCCGTAAAGGTCCAGCCTTCTACGAATCCTTGGAAGCGGCCTAAAAGAATGTTCGGCGGAAGATCCGTAATGTCTAAAGGTAATCCCATGAAGACGTTAAGGAGTGCGTCGCGATCTGTGTCGTCGATGTTGCCGTTTCCAAGCGTGAAAGTAATGGCTTGGAATTGAGCTTGCGGATAAGCTCGAAGTCCAAGATAGAAGTCGGCTTGGAACTCGGCGTCTACTTGGTTCTCTAAAGTCGTCGAGATTACATGAGCTTGCTGGCCGTAAATCCCGATCGATCCTGTATCGCTAGCCGATTCTTCTTGGCTGTTCTTATACTGAATCGTTACCTTATTGCGAACGTCTGCGATTCTCTTAATGGTCGAGATTCCCGCAGCGAAAGCCGTCGTCGCTGAAATCTCTGTGTAACCGTTAGCGGCTAGGTACTGCGCGCGATGCGTACTGTCCGCGTAGCCGATTCGACCCGAAGCATCTTCGTAAATGTAACCCAGTCCAGAATTAGCTAACGCACTTACTAGAGAATAGATGTCGGTCGTAGCTGCGCTTCTGGCTGTTAGTTCATAATCCCCGGGACGGTCGATCTCGCCTAGTCCTACGTTCTCCGCTGTTGCCCATGTCTGAGTCGGATCATAAGCCGCCCACGTCACAGCTGGTGCGACTTCGTTCCAGTTATTAAGTAAGAGATCTTCTAGGATCGTGTAAATCTGATCGCCGTCGAAGTCTTTAGCTAAGACGCCTTCTGTAAGGCTTACTGGAAGCTTAGATAAAGCTCCAAGAGCTGTAACTCTTATAACTTGGTTCGTCTGCGTATAGCTACTGTTAAGAACTTGTACCTGAATGTCTGTAACGTCTCCGCCGAATAGGTTAACGAATGTCCCTGTCGAATCTTTAATCTTGATTAGAACGTTATCGTTAACGTCGATCTCGATAGGAGATTCGTCGAGATTAAGAATCTCTACATAACAGTAGCCAGCTCTAGGCTGTGAATAGATGTCCGTACGGCCAGAAGTGATCGAGACAGTGGACAGCGTTAGATTCGTGTAATCTCCGCCGCCATTGACCGAGATCTGCCATTCGGGAGTCCATAGGCTCATTAGACATTTACCAAGGAGTTAAAGCCACCGCCGCCGCGAGCGGACGAACGATTAAGAACGTCTACTAAGGCTCTGGCTGCCGCTTCTGGATCTCCTACGACTCCGAAGTTAACTGTAATTCTGTCGGCCGTTGACTGTCCGCCTGTAGCTTCTAAGCGGGCAGCTGCGGCGTCTTCTCTGGCTTTTCTTAGTCTTTCGGTCTCGGCCTTTAATTCTTCACGACGTAAGATCGCAGCTTGCATAGCTGGAGAATAAGCTCCAAGCGGCGCGCCTGTAAATGTAGGGGAATCTGGAGTCGGAGCGAAAGGCGAATTAGGCGTTCCAGTATCGAATCCACTAACTTCGGGAACGACTACGATCTCTTCTGGGACTACCGAAGCTTTAAGACCTTTAGCTCCGCCATCGAAGAAGTTAGTAACAGGATTATTCTTAATGAAGTCGATAATCTTCTTAACAGCGTTATAAGTACCTGTCAAGAATCCGACCAGTTTAGAGAATGTCGTAACTAAGCCAGCCGCGATCGTTCCAATTCCTTCGAGTGCTGTCTTAAACACTCCGCCAAGAATGGGAGCTAAATACTTATCAATGAAAGTCCACACCTGTTTTAAGAATCCGTAGAATGGCTGTAATTCGTCGGAGTTATCCGAGATCGCCTTTTTAATCTTGTCGAATGCTGATTTAAGTCCTTCTAGAATTGGGCCGACTACTTTTCCGATCGCTGGGATTACTTCGTTATAGAGGAACTTCCACCAAGAAGTTAAGATCGGAAGTAAATCGTCGCGGATTACCTTAAAGATCTGGCCGAATGCTGGCCCGAGAGTTTCGCCGAGATTCTTAGCGAAGTCCTGAATCGCTGGGATTCCCTTATCGACGAAAGAACTAACCAGCGGAGTAAGAGCGTCTAGGACGTAAGAACCTACGGTCTCTTTCGCTTCATCGAATGCAACAGTAAGACGAGCCATCTTTCCCTGAAAAGTCTCGGCTTGCTTAGAAGCTTGGCCCTCGAAAGTCTTAGAGAGCGCAGCTGCCGCCGCGTCGAAGTTCTTGGACTTGATTATGGAATCGTCGATGCCTACGCCAAGCTTCTTTAGTGCGCCCAGATTGCCGTCGTAAGCTTTACCAAGAGCTTCCGAGACAGTCTTTAGATCTTTACCTGTTCCCGCTGCGATGTCTAAAGCTAGGCTCTGAAGTTCTTGCGCCTTGGTCGCGTCCTTAGTCGAGCGAATCAACCTGTCAAGCGATGGACGAAGCTGGTCGTCCGTAATTCCGTTAGCCAGTGCCGTCTGAGTTATGTAATCTTCGACAGCTTTAATCTGGGTCTCTGTTGCCCCAGTGACGTTCTGTAAAGTTGTAGCGAGTTTCGCCTGAGCTGCTTCGTCTTCGATTGCAGACTTAACGCCATCGACTAGAAGAACGCCAGCATAAGCAGCCGCAGCCGCTCCAGCTACAGCGAACGCAGCTCCAGCCTTTTTAGCGAAGCCGCCCATCTTAGATCCGAAGCCTTCGACTTCATTCTGCGCGCCTTTGACGCCCTTCTTTAGTTCGTCGAAGTCGGCGTCGAAAGTTATCTTTATCTTTGGAATGCCCGCCATTAGTTGAGTCTCAATTCTTTAGCGATCTGCTGAACCATAAGCGAATACTCGCGAGCTACGACTGGGACATAGAAGTCGACCGCTGGAGCGATCCAGTAGCCGCGCTTATTGTAGGGAGTCTTAAATCTGTTCGTAAATGTTCGACCGATTGAGTCGACGCCGCCATGAGATCCGTATTCTGTTCCCCACAACAGCGCGCCCGCTGGCGCAGCTTGTCGACGAACCTTCGCGCCTTTACCGCTCTTAGAAGCTTCTCCGCCATAAGGACGACCGACCTTCTTAGGGCCACCGATGTCGACGCGAATAAGACGATCGCGTGGAGACTTGATCGTCTGGACTACTAGCTTCGTCTGTGGAGCTGGAGCAGATAGTCCGCTCATCATGAGCTGGCCAGCTAGTCTCTGGGACATAGGCTGAGCGCGATCACGAACTAGCTGCTGGTACTCCGCGGGAAATGAACCCAGAAGCCCGAGCAGATTCTTAAACTCGTAAGGATCGACAGTAATGGCATAAGTGCCGCGGCCGCTTTTATCTGCCATTCTGCCTCTCCAAGATCTCTATAGCTGTGAGTAAGTCTTCCGCCGTCTGCCATTCGCTCATAGGGATTCGAGTCGCTATCGCGATCTCTATCCGAATCCGATTTAAGCTTCCGACGGGCCAGCTTTTGGGTCTGACTTCTTACTGTTAATTCCTTCTACAGTTTCGACCCAGATCTCGAAAGGCTTAACAGGATTCCCAGCTGCTTCGCGCTTCATAGCGTGATAAGCCAAGAATGTAAGCCCTTCGAGTCCGAGTTTAGATTCTGCTTCGTTTACTGTTGCGTTAAACTTTCGTTCCCACTTTACCCATTCTGGTAATGCCGCCACATAAGTAACGACGTCTCCCGATAGGTACTGGACTTCTAGTTCTAGCTTCATGTATTGCTCCCGATTCTGTTTATTAGCTGAATGTCTCTGTAGGTGTTCCCACGACTGTAAAGCTCATGCTAACAGTCTGAGCGTCTGGCGATGATCCGCCCACGCTTGGGAATAGTGGAAGAACGTTAAAGCTAAAGACTGCGCCTGTTACAGCTGTTAGCGATACCGCTAGAGCTGTGTTCGGTGCTGTCTCTGCCGCTGTCCATAGAGCTTCGCAGAGTGAATCTGTTGCGCCCCAGTCTGCGAGCATCTCGACATCGAACGTCCACTGTGAATCGATCGACTTATAAGCCTTCGAGTAAAGAGTGTCGTAAGTTTCGATAGTAACGTCCGCTGAAAGCGTCGCGCTTGTCGCTTGCTCGTCGTAGTTCTTAGTCGCGATCGTCATAGCGAGATCGCGTCCAGTAATGACGGTCGTGGCCATTGTTTCTCCTTAGTTTGTTTGTGTGTAATAGGTCGAAAGCTGAATCTCACCCGCGAGAATCTCTGACGCGCCTATCGTTAACGGAATCGGATTCGATACGTCTCCGACTTCATACCCTGACGGAACGGCCGCCAGAATGCTTATTACGAGCTTCTCCCAGTTATCGAGTGCGCTCTGATTATCGTAGATCGCTACGCCTACGCTTACTACTAGATTTACTTTTAGTTTTACGTTTGACTTACCTAAGAACGTCGGCTGTAAATAGGGAACGCTCGGAGTAACCGCAGCGAACGGAACGATCGGAGCTTCTGGAACTGAGTCGTAAGTGTTAGCCGCTACGCCTTGGATCGCTGTCTTTAACGGAGTGCGGACGCTAGTAAGAATCGAAGAAGCTGGCATTAGCTGACCATCGTGTCGACATCGATGTAATTACCAAGAAGCCCGATAACACGATTTAGCAAGCTGCGGCCCATTCGATACGGAGAACTCTGGAAGTCCAGACCTTCGATCTGACCGCCCGCGGCTGTTCGTGATTGGAAGACTTCGATAGATACGGCGTAGATAGCGGACTCGATCGACGAGTTTCCGACGTAAAGAGTCGCAGCTGAATAACCGCTAAGAGTGGCCGTTCCGTTAGGAATAATCTGGCGACGAGTTACGTCTGCGCTCGTAAGAGCCGCGGAGAACGAACTGTCTGTAACTACTGTAAGAGTGTGAGTGGCTGTAAATGGAGCTGGGAGACCAGTTACGACGATTGACTGTCCGACGACGAAAGTGTGGACGCGTCGAGTGTAGAAGATCGCTACGTTATCTTTTAATTCGTACTCGATTACAGCTGTCGAGTTCTGAATAAGCAGCGGGAGAATCGCCTGTTCTGCGGTGTCTATGATGTCGTTTAAGTAATTGTCATCGTAGAGAGAAGAGCTAACGCCTAGGACGGATCGCAGCTGTGAGGCTGTAATAATTGCTGGCACGTTAGCTCTTCCCTTCTACTGCTCGCCTAGCTCGGGAGCGAACTAGGCGATGATCGATTTATTCGGATTACGCTTTGTTATTCTTAAATGCGCCAGCTGCGATCTTGGTCGCTAGTGCGCCATAACCGTAGTAACCGACTGTAATCTGGCCAGAAGCGATTACGTCCGCGCGTAGGCGGAAAGTAGGTCCTTCGTACCATGTGTAAGCGTCTGGGT